ACCTATTGGATATAGAAAGAGATACATTGTTTTTAATAGACCAAGAATTAAAACGATTCAAAAAAGAAAAAGGATTAAAAGATTTTACAGATTTATTAGAGGATTTTATTGAGAAAGACATAGCTCCTAAACTTAAAGTATTATTTATAGATGAAGCACAAGACTTATCTCATTTACAATGGGAAATGGTTAGATGTATTTGGAATAAAGCTGAAAAGACTTATATTGCAGGAGACGATGATCAAGCCATTTTTAAATGGGCTGGGGCCGATGTAGATCACTTTATAGCGTTAAAAGATGAGGTAGACGAGATCAGGACGCTTAATCAATCTTATCGTATTCCTGGTGGTCCTATACACGAATTATCACAAAGGATTATATCTAAAGTTAAAAACAGATATCAAAAAGATTATAAACCACGTCAAGAAACAGGTATTTTAAGATACTATACTGATATTACACAGTTAGATATGTCCAAAGGAGAATGGACTGTTCTTGCTTCAGCTAACTACTTTTTAGATGATGTAAAAGAATTGTGTGAATTACAAGGTTGGTATTATCAATATAAAGGAGTTAATTCTTTATCATTAGAATTATTATTGGCATTAAGTAATTGGGAAGATTTTAGAAATGGTACACCATTAAATTATATACAGATAAAAAATATATATAAATATTTAGGTGCCAATGTAGTTCCTGGATACAGAGATGCTAAAACATTGAAAGTTGAACAAAAGTATTTAATACAAGACTGTATTAAAAATCATGGTTTACTTACTGATAAAGTATGGTATGAATCATTTGAAGGTGTAGACACAATTACTGAAAATTATATTCGTAATATGAGAGCAAATGGTGAGAAGATAAATAAGACTCCACGTATTCTTATGTCAACAATCCACGCGTTCAAAGGTGGCGAACGAGATAATATTTGTGTTCTATTAGATTTAACAGCTGCTGCAATTAAACAAAGCGAAACAGATCCTGATGATTTACATCGTTTGTATTACACTGCTTTCACAAGAGCAAAGAAAGAATTACATATTGTAGATCCAAAGAACTTTGATCGCGCATATTTGATATGACAAACAAAACATTCTTTAAACAAGTTGGTGGTAAACATTATAAATTAATGAAGATACAGCCATCTATATTCATAAACGAAAATAAATTACCATTCGCTGAAGGTAATGCAATTAAATATATCTGCCGTCACCGATTAAAAGGTAAGAAAGAAGATATATTAAAAGCGATGCACTATTTGGAAATGATATTAGAAAGAGATTATAAAGATAAATGACACGAACATTTCAACAAATATTATTCACACCACAAACAGAATGGGTGGTACCAGAAGAATTAAAAGACTTACAAGGTCATAAGGAAATCGCAGTGGATTTAGAGACCTGTGATCCGGAGTTAACTGAACGTGGATCGGGGAACGTGGTTGGTCGTGGTCATATTGTAGGTGTATCAGTAGCAGTAGAAGGATGGTCCGCATATTATCCAATAGCTCATGATGGTGGTGGTAACATGGATAAGAAGTTAGTTTTAAATTGGTTACAAAATTTATTTAAACAAGATGCTACATTTATATTTCACAATGCAATGTATGATATCTGTTGGTTAAGATCATCAGGTATTAAACCTCCTGCAAAAGTTGTAGACACAATGATTGCTGCATCACTTGTAAATGAAAATAGATGGAGCTTTAGATTAAATGATCTTGCAAAAGAATATGCAGGAATAAGTAAAGATGAAGCAGTATTACAAGCAGCTGCAAGAGAATATGGTATCGATGCTAAAAAAGATATGTGGAAACTTCCATCTATGTATGTTGGTCAGTATGCAGAAAGAGATGCTGAATCAACTTTAAAACTTTGGCACAGAATGAAAGTAGAATTATCTGATCAAGATTTATGGACAATCTTTGATATGGAGACAAAATTATTTCCATGTCTTGTTGATATGAGATTCAAAGGTGTAAGAGTTGATTTAGAAAAAGCTTCTAAAATTAAGAATAATCTTATAGATCAAGAAAAGAAATTGTTATTTAAAATCAAGGAGTTAACAGGAGTTAATGTAGAATTATGGGCTGCAGCATCTATTGCTAAAGCATTTGATGCACTCAAACTTCCATACGACAAAACAGAAAAAACAGGAGCTCCGAGTTTTACTAGAAACTTTTTAGCAAATCATCCTCATGAACTTGCACAATCAATTGCAAACGCAAGAGAGATAAACAAAGCGCATACAACTTTTATAGATACGATTGTAAAACATTCTTACAACGGAAGAATACATGCAGATATAAATCAAATACGATCTGATGATGGTGGAACTGTTACAGGAAGATTCTCAATGTCTAATCCAAACTTACAACAGATTCCCGTAAGACATAAAGAATTAGGTCCAATGATTAGATCAATATTTATTCCAGAAGAAAATCACAAGTGGGGTGTATTTGACTATTCACAACAAGAACCAAGAATATTAATTCATTATGCTAAACTACAAAAACTTGATGGCATTAGTGAAATTGCAGAAGCATATGAAGCAGGGGAAGCAGATTTCCATGCGGCAGTTGCAAAGATGGCGGGTATTGAAAGATCACAAGCTAAAACAATTAATCTTGGATTAATGTATGGTATGGGTAAAAACAAATTAATGGCAGAGTTAGGTTTAATGAAAGAAGCAGCAGAAAAACTAATTGCTCAATATCATGCTAAAGCTCCATTTATAAAACAATTAATGCAAGCGGTATCAAGAAGAGCAGATGATTATGGACATATGCCATGTTCTATTTTGGCATCTAATTTTAAAGCGCGTCTAATTCTTTTTAATTTTTTTGGCATCTATGTCGTAGAACATATCATCAGAATCATCTGTCTTCCAATCTTTATTTTCTACGTTCCACTCATTAGTTTGGACTTTATAATCCGGCCAATGTGTTGAAGTTGTAAAGCTAGGAATACTCCACAAAATACGATTATTAGGCTGAATTGCAAAATTACCGTTATCAAGAGCCAAAATGTGAGCACACTTATGCTGATCGGGAATTTCAGAATGTTCAGTATCGATGATATTAGGTTCCGGATGTGCCCAATCCACAGTGAATAAATATTCTCCATGATAAAACTTTTTGTTCTTACCTAAATATTTACAACGTTGTCCTATTAAAAAATCAAAAGTAGTAACAGCAGGATAATAACTAAATGAATTCCACAACTCAAGATCGTCGAGAGTCTGATGTTCCATTTGTGATTGATGCACAGTAGTGCTGTTTCCTCTTTGAATAAAAGCAGAGATAGGAAGCCGCCAGTATATTGCACCATTCGTAAGTAAAGCATGAAATAAGATCGCACGCCCTGGAATACTTGCAATAGCAAAGACCACACAATCTTCAGTTTCGCCTTGATGTTTTCGTAAGTCATATAAATATTCTCTCCTTATTTTACAGTATATGGGTGGTATATTAGCATTTAAATAAGACATTGTATATTATTTAATATCACCCCAAGTATCCCCTAATTCACAATCCACTTTATTTGGTATTTTTAATTTAACTGCATTTTCCATAATTTCTATTATTTTATTTTTTGTTTCTTCACAATCTACTGATATATCAACTTCATCATGTATTTGCATGTGAGGTATAATTCCATTTTCATATAAAGCTACCATAGATTTTTTAGTCATATCAGCAGCAGATCCCTGTATTAATTTGTTTAAAGCTTTATAAGTAAATGCTCTTTTTAAAAAATCTCCATATTTTTTTTTAGCTTGTTCAAGTGGAAGTGGAGTATTTACACCAAATTCAATTGGTTGCCATAGGTCAAACCTACAAATTCTACCACCCAATGTTCTAATTCTTCCATCTTTTTCTGCTTTCCTTGTTGTATTATCCATACTCTTTTTAACAAAAGGAGCTTTAGTATGATACTGTCTAATTAATTTTTCAGCATCATCTTTCATTAAACCAAGTTCAGCCATTAATTTATTTTTACCCATACCATACATCAATCCAAGATTAATTGTTTTAGCTTGTGATCTTTCAATTCCTGCCATCTTTGCAACACTTGCATGAAAGTCTGCTTCTCCTGATTCGTATGCTTTTGCAATTTCATCAACACCTTCTAAATTTTGTAAGATTGCATAGTGAACTAATATTCTTGGTTCTTGTTGTGAATAATCAAATACTCCCCACTTACAATTTTCTTCTGGAATAAATATTGATCTAATCAATGGACCTAATTCTTTATGTCTTACTGGAATCTGTTGTAAGTTTGGATTAGACATTGAAAATCTTCCTGTAACAGTTCCACCATCATCAGATCGTATTTGATTTATCTCTGCATGTATTCTTCCTTTGAAGGAATGTTTTGTAATTGTATCTATAAAAGTTGTATGCGCTTTATTTATCTCTCTTGCATTTGCAATTGATTGTGCAAGTTCATGAGGATGATTTGCTAAAAAGTTTCTAGTAAAACTAGGAGCTCCTGTTTTTTCTGTTTTATCATATGGAAGTTTAAGTACATCAAATGCCTTTGCAATAGATGCTGCGGCCCATAATTCTACATCAACGTTGGTTAACTCCTTGATTTTAAACAACAATTTCTTTTCTTCTTGTATTAATCTTTTCTTAATTTTTTCTGCTTTTTCTAAATCTACCCTTACACCTTTGAATCTCATATCTACAAGGCAAGGAAATAATTTTGTTTCTAAATTAAAAACATCCCATGCCTGTTCATTTTCTAATTCTATTTTCATACGCTGCCAAAGTTTTAATGTAGCTTCCGCATCTCTCTCTGCATATTGACCAACAAACATAGATGGAAGTTTCCATAAATCTTTTTTAGGATTGATTCCATATTCTTTTGCTGCTTCATTTAAAACTTTTTCATCTTTACCTAAACCACAATATTCTTTTGCAAGTGTATCTAGTCTATAACTTAATCTATTTTCATTAACCAAAGATGCTGCTATCATTGTATCTACGATTGTACCTTTGATTTGTATTCCATAAGATCTCAACCAACAAACATCATAAATTGCATTATGAAATATAAATGTTGTTTCTTCTTGTTTGAATAAATCTTTTAACCAATTTAAAACTAATTTCTCGTCCATGTTACCACCAAGATAATGACCAAATGGATAATAACCTGACCAACCTTCTACGGCCACAGCAACACCAACTATTTTACCATTTTTAATTACGTTCCCCGATCCTAATTCTGTTAAATAAGGATCATGTGTTTCAAGATCCACAGCTATTTCTTTATGACCACGTAAGTCTTTTAATTCCTCTGGCATCACCCATTCTGTTTCCGGAACGAATAAAGGTTGTTGATATGTTCGTGTCATTTATCTTTATAATCTCTTTCTAATATCATTTCTAAATAATGAATTGCTTTTAATATATCTTCTTTTTTTCCTTTTAATCTATGTCTACATATATACTTGATTGCATTGCCTTCTGCAAAAGGTAAATTATTTTCGTTAATGAAGACAGATGGTTGTATTACCATTTGTTTATAATGTTTACCACCTACTTGTCTAAAAAATACTTTATTGCTCATATTTTTATTGTGGTAGTTGTTGGTTTAACAGGTATAAAAAAAACATGGGAATCGAAAGACCTGAACCAACTTCGCCGTTGCAAGAAGCTACCACTCTCCCTAAATGCCTTCTCTCTATCCCATTCTTTAACATCATATCAAATATGCCTTGTTGAAATCTCTTGGTTCTATTATGTGAAGTTCTTTTTTAGCCCTTGTGCAAGCAGTGTAATATAATCTATGTAATTCATCTGGATCATATTCATTTTGTCTTATGGCTGCTGCTGTTAAATCTGTTAGTATACAAATATTATCTCTTTCACCACCTTTGAATGAGTGGATTGTAGACATAAGAATTCTAGGAGTTTTATTTATCTTCTCACCATTTGCTCTCATATTACGAATATAATTTTCTGTAATTGTATCAACACCTTCAAATGACTTATACCATACTTCGTTTGTAAGTAAACCATGTTTTTGCATGCAATCAGTTATTAAATAACTTTCTTCAACTTTTAATGTTTTAGCATCTCTATATTTTGGTGCAACATAAGCTCCAAGATATTTATATATATTTTTAATTTGTAAGTAATTTAAAGGCATACCTTTTCTAAAGTCTTCCCAATTACTTAATGCTACTAATAGTTCTATTTTAATAGAGTTAAATCCTTTGTATTGGTAATACCAACCCTGTAATTCACACAATTCTTTTACACCATCTAAAAAATAATTAGCTGATGCAAGAACTGTCCATTCTCCTTTGGACATATCTAATTGAGTAATATCCGTATGATATTTTAAAATACCTGTTTCTTGGCGCGGTTTATAATCTTTTTCATATCTATTCTTTATTCTTGATATAATTCTTTGCGATAATTCATGTATAGGACCACCAGGAATACGATATGATTGATTAAGAACCTTAATCTCATCCACCTCATCTTTTAGCGCTATAAAGTGATCTACATCGGCTCCAGCCCACTTAAAAATGGCTTGGTCATCATCTCCTGCAATGTATGTTTTTTCTGCTTTTTTCCATATAGTTTTGACCATTTCCCACTGTAAATGCGATAAATCTTGTGCTTCATCTATAAATAATACCTTAAACTGTGGTGATAAATCTCTTTCAACAAACTCTTCTATTAAATCAGTATAATCTTTTAATCCCTTTTCTTTCTTGTATCTTTTTAATTCTTGATCTAACAAAAACAAAGTATCTCTTTCTATATCTAATAGATTCTTTCTTGAATCATAACAATCCATTAAATCTATTTTTTTAATTCTAGCTGTATTGATGATAGTTAAATATTCATTATCTGAATTAAAGATACCATTCTCATCAGAATAAGATGCAGTTTTTATTGGTATGTTACATTTAACTCCAAACTCCTTATAATCTTCTGGACTCATCATCCTATCTTTAGTCATACTTAACATTTTAAAAGCTAAAGAATGAAGTGTTTTAAAATATATTAAATCATGTTCTATACTTAATCCAAATTTTTCAGAAGCTCTTGTTGCTGCTTCTCTGGCTGCTTTCTTGGTAAAAGAAAAATAACCTATCTCGTGTGGTCGTGTTCCACTTTTTATAAACTCATCAACCAAGTTTAATAATGTTGTAGTCTTTCCTGTTCCTGGTGGTCCTAGTATTATTGTTTTCATATTTCTTTAACCTCCTTTCTAATATTTGTTTTTGTAATTTTACTTTTTCCAATTCTTGTTTTAATAATCTGTATTTTAAAAACCAATTTATTCCTATCATTAAAAATGTTCTTCATGATATTTGACTTGTGATATTGTTGGATCTATCTTCTTCATTGTTTTAATCTTAACCAATCTAGGTTCTTGACCTTTAATCTTCATTCTAACTTCTTCTACAAATATATTTTTTAATTGTTTTAATAAATTACCTGTCTTTGCCTTATCCATTTCCCAATGATTCTTCTTACAAAAATTAAAAAAGTCTTCCATTCTAAAATAAGTAAATTCTCTTTTATCATCTGTGTATGGAAGTTTATTAAATATATCATCCATTGTTCTTGCATTCTGTCTATTCGTAGTCCAATCTTGTAATAAAGATGTTATTTGATTCATTGGATCTAATGATTCTAAAGGTTCTACTGTTTGCATTTTATCTATTAATGGTTTCAAATAAAATTCTCTCCAATCTTTATCTTTTAATTTTGGTATAACAAGATCTGCTTTTTCAAGTATTGCAATAGAGAACATAACTGGATTTGCTAAATGTTCTGTTTTTAATTCTATTCTTTTTTCTTCATCTCCTTCTCCTACATTTAAAAAGTATTGTGGTGGATTAGAATTATATTTTATTAAATTATTTAAAGCAGGCATACTCTCTTCATCTAAACCCACACCAAACTTTTTAGTTCTGCATAAAGATGGATTACAAACATCTACAATAGGTGGAAGTTTACATCTATATTTATCATAACCTTTTCTACCAATTGATTTTAATAACTGTTGAACTTCACTATTAGGTAATGGTGGATTCATGTAATTTAAGTTAGCTGCAACGACTTTATCTTGCCAAAAATCTGGATCTGATTGTTTAAAATATATGGCGATATTAAACAATGCATTGTTTCTAGATCCTTCGCCAAAGCCGTCGCGAGCTAATCTATTTAAACATGGAGGCCCATCTTTAAATGCTTCTTCTACCTTTTCTTCTTTGATTTGAATTTTCTCAACTTCTTCCCTGCTGCACGCATAAATATCATAGAGCTTAAAAAATTCCTCAAGTGACAAAGCGGTGCCATTATCGTCGAACGCATATCGTAGTCCTTTTGTTTGGTTATGGTAGGGTAAATTTAAAAAATTACCTGTGTCCCCACGTTCCACAAGTATTTCAGTTTGTTTAGGGAATATCTCAACTCCTTGATATCCTAATGCATCTGAAATCTTTTTAAGTGTAGACTGCATCAACGATGCAGATATAAATTCTTTAGTAAATAAAAATATGTGTGCTCCACCAGACTTTGATCTGAAAACTATGAGTGGAAGTTTTAAACCTCTTATCTTTTTTATTAATTCAGTATGATTAAGATTATACTGATCAACATCAATACAACCCCACTTGCAGTTGTTATCTTCATTAATAGGAATAATACCAAGAGCAGGATCAACACCATTAAGATGATCTTCCCATAACTTATCAACAACTTCTTTTCTAACAATGAATGCTTTTCCTTTTTGCTTTCCATTTTCTCCGCGCTCACCTTTTTGATACTGACCATATGCTGTTTGAAAGCCAGTAAATATTTCTTTAAATTTTTCTTTCATAATGCCATATTTATTGGGGCCCGTATTACCGAGCCCCGTTTCGCGATTAACCTAGAACGGTACGTTCTCTGTTATTTTCTCTTCTACATCAGCTCTTGTTTGCACCGATCCTCTTTTAACGTCGCCAGAAAAACCTTTTGCACTTAAATACAAAGATTTATCTTTCGTTTCTAAAATTCGATCTTGTGTTACTACCCAACCATACCAACTACCTTTATCATTTTTTTGTAAGTTAGAGGATAAGTTGTATACAACACCATGCATTGGAGGAACTGCAAATCCGCCTTTACCGTCAGGGATCTGAACAGTTTTCATCATTGCGTTCCACTTCTTGCTTACATTAAGTTGAGTTGATTTCATGGTAATTAAAGCTGGGGTATAACCACCTGCTTTAGTTTCTACCATTACATAGTAAGAAGCAGTCTCTTCTAAATAGTTACCATTAGGTAATCTAATTTTAGATCCTTCTCTCTTACCTGTAGCTATCACTGGACTGTTAGGAGCATGTAATGCAACCGGAGCTGCAGATCCTTCTCCTCTTTCAGACCATTCTGGATAGTCTTTCTTATAGTAACAAGGAATAACTTTAATTCCTTTTTTACCATCATACAGTTCATTCGTAACTGTATTGTATATCATACCAGGTTTAGCGCCTGTTACGTATTTAGAATCACCTTCAGTTACCTGTGGTGATAATTGTCCAAGGATTCTTATGAAAGGTAACGCAAGATCTTGTTGCGTCATATTTTCAAAACCTTTGTCTAGATCATCTCCAAACAAAGCGACAGAACCATTGGTTAGGTTTTTTTACCATTGCTTCATTAGCCATCATCGTTTCTCCATTATTTACGGGTTATTTTAGTTGTGTCTTTAATCCAAGTACTAAAGACATCAGAAGGCATGTCGAGCCCGGACTCGACACGCTCCTGAAATAGGGCTGTCAAAGTGTTCCAAGCCACATCAGATTTCTGATTTGGTTCAAAACCATTTGACGCCGCAAGGTCCAACAATTGTTGTGCCTTGTCATCTTCGCCACGACCGAACGTAACAGAAACATTATTTTTAATAATATCTCCAAGTCCGTTTTCACGAAGCCATTTATAAGCTTCTTCCCTTTTGAAGTCATCTTTGGGAAGTGTACATCTATATTCTCTTTTGACTGTTACAGATGAACCATCAGCTAATTTCAAAGAACTTAAACCTTGCTCCGCTAGGAGTTCAGGTATAACGCGTTCACTAATATCTCTTGCCATTGCTTTTAGATTATCTACATGCTCTTCAGCTCTAGTAATATCATCCTCTAAAGCTTTTAATTTTTGGCATTGGTCTGCTATTGTAGTTACTTCTACATTGTCTAGAAGATCCGTAGAATCATCTAGCATCATTTGTTTTACATCATCAGTCATTGTAAATCCTTTTCTCTTTTAATTGTTTTTACGTTAGGATTGCAATTACAAGTTTGTTTTTTAAAAATATCACACCATTTATCATGTTTAATTTGAATGTGTGCTATTCCATCTTTTACTTCTAACTTTTGATTAGAATCAAGTATTTTTATTATTTCTTCCAAGTAGTTCATTTTTATCCTTTCTGATAGAGATCGAATTCTATTGGGTAATATTTAAACTCTCTACGATCCCATTTCAAGAGCTTAAATTGGCCATTGGTCATATCACTTGCTATAGCACAGGAAATACCAATGACCGCCGGATCTCCCGTAAGCAATATATAATCTTGCTTCCTAAAATCTTTCAAGTTCTTTCGCATTTTAAATACGAAAGGAGCTGCATTAAATGCAACCTGATCAAAGTAGGCAAGACATATGACTAAATATCCAAAATTAGAAGCGCTTAATATATTTATATTAGCTGGTGGATGTTGTAATACATACACAAAATTTTCTTTAGGATTCTCTTTTTGGAACTCTAAAAATTCAACAAGACTTTTGTCTTTATATAACTCAAATATTTTATTTTTCATTCTTATTTTCTCTCTTGACAAAGCATATAATGATGTTTATTTAATATGTCAATAGAAAGAATTAAATTATTTATGGTAAGAGATTATAGATATAAAACCAAGCCGTATGAACATCAATACGTTGCTTTGGAAAAGTCATGGGATAAAGAAGAGTACGCATATTTTATGGAAATGGGTACTGGTAAATCAAAAGTACTTATTGATAATATAGCCATGCTATATGACAGAGGTAAAATAAATGCGGCGATGATTATAGCACCTAAAGGTGTTTATAGGAACTGGTTATCTTCAGAAATACCAACACATTTACCTAGCCATATACAATACAAAAGTGTATTATGGACCGCTTTAACATCCAAAACAAAAGATAAAGAGTATCAATCTTTGTTTGAAACAGACTATAACCTTCACATCTTTATTATGAATGTTGAGGCGCTATCAACGCCAAAAGGTTTAACCTTTGCGCGTAAGTTTTTATCATGCCACAATACTTTAATTGCTGTAGATGAATCTACTACAATTAAAACACCAAAAGCAGCGCGTACTAAAAATATTATAAGTATTGCAAGTCTTGCTAAATATAGAAGAATATTAACAGGATCTCCTGTAACTAAATCACCATTAGACTTATATACTCAATGTAAGTTTCTTAATGAAGATTTATTAGGTTTTAGTTCCTATTATTCTTTTCAAAATAGATATGCTTGTATGGTGGATAAATGGTTTGGTGGTAGAAAAGTATCTATTGTTAAGTCTTATCAAAGATTAGATGAACTATCTAAAATTATAGAACAGTTTTCATATCGTGTATTAAAAGAAGATTGTTTAGATTTGCCTGATAAAATTTATATTAAAAGAGAAATTGAATTAACTAAAGAACAAGTAAAGCTATATCAATCCATGAAGTTAGTCGCTATGGCTGCTTTAAGTGGTAAAGTAGTTAAAGCTCCTCATGTATTAACTCAATTAATGAGATTACATCAAATAACTTGTGGTCATGTAATGACAGAATCCGGTGAAATAGTAGATATTGAAAATAATAGATTAGATGAACTTATGGAAATTTTAGAAGAAGTAGAAGGTAAAGTTATTATCTGGTCTCACTACACACATGACATTAGAAAAATTTCAGCGGCATTAAGAAAAACTTATGGCGAAAATTCTGTAGTGGAATACTATGGTAAAACAGAGTCAGAGACTAGACAAGAGAGCATAGAGAAGTTCCAAGATCCGCGATCCCCGGTCCGATTCTTCGTGGGCAATCCACAAACTGGCGGGTATGGTATTACACTAACAGCGGCTAGTACAGTTATATATTATTCTAATGGTTATGATTTAGAGAAGAGATTACAATCAGAAGATCGTGCACACAGAATAGGACAAAAGAAATCAGTTACTTACATTGATCTAATTGCGGAGAAAACTGTTGATGAAAAGATTGTCAAAGCTCTCCGCAAAAAGATTAATATTGCGTCCGAGGTGCTCGGAGAAGAATTAAGGTCTTGGATTTAACCAATCGTTTTCTTCAGAATTGTAAGGCATCATTACTTATAATTATTATAAATTAGATATAATAAGATAATAAAACAAACAATAAAAAATATTGTTATTGTAGTCATTACTTAATATCTATTTTAACGCCTTCAATTTCTTTAGGTTCGTTAAAACCAAGTTTTATTTTAAGTAGACCATCTTTCATTTCAGCTTCATCAACTATTACATCTTTAGCTAATTCAAACTGTTTGAAAAATTTTCTAAATGCTAGACCTTTTTGTACATAGTCTACATTCTTATCTT